GCGGCATCCAGCTCACGGTTTAGTTCACGCAAGCGGGCTATGCCGTACGCAATGGCCGGAACCAATCCAGCCCCCAAGGCAGCAATCAGACCTGTCGGCGACGTCAGAATGCCCACAAAGCGCATAGCCGCTTGACTGGACATAACCAGCATTGGAGCAAAGGCAAATGCAGCAGCCAAGGCACCAAAAGCTAGGGCCGTGGACGTAGCTTCCTTGGACAAGCCGCCCAAAGCATTAGCCAAGTTGGAAGCAGCCTTAAGCGTCCCTTCAAACAACTCCATGAGCCTTTCAGCCGCCCCCACTAGGTGCACGCCCAGCGGCTCCAGCAACAGGGTCACGCGGTTGCGGAGCAGGTTAAGCTTGTCGTGGAAGCTCATGGTTTCCTGGGTTGCCTGCTCGATAGTTTCGCGGCTGGTCTTAAGGGTTTCGATAAACTTGCCGACTTCGAGCCTGCCAGAGCGTATAGCTTCCGTAAGGAACAATGCACCACGGCCAAAGTATCGGAACCCGATCTGCTGGGCTTCAGCCTCCGTGCCGGCGGACTTGATGCGTTCGATCAGCTCGGTAAGAGCCTGTTGCGGGTCCTTGCCTTCGGTAGCCAAGCGCCGCAAGGCCCAATTTAGAGCAAACAGTCCGCGCTCGGCATTAACGCCCTGCTTTTCAAACTGACCCATAAGGGCGGCAGCATATTCAAGGCTCATCCCTGAGCTGCGCAGGACCGGCCCCATTTCGGTTAGCGTGGCCAACAGCCGCCCAACGCCAATACCCGTGGATTGTGAGACTTTGAACATATAGTCTAGTACTTGGGATTGGCGGGCCGTTTCCACGCCCCAGGAAGCGAACAACCTGGTTGTATCGCGAACAAGCGGGCCTAAGGTCTCACCAGTAATCCTGGACAAGTTAACCAGCTGGCGGGTTAAACTTTCCAAGGTAGCCCCAGTCAGTCCCATGCGCGTGTTAAGCTCGCCAATTACATGCCCTACTTGCTCCGCACTGGACGCTACGTTAGCCGTCACGTTGCGCATGGACTTGCCCAAGCTTTCCAACGCCTGACCCGTAGCACCAGTAGCTACGCGGAGTTTGTCCATAATCTCGTCAAAGCGTACTGCCGCCGCAAAAGCCCCTGCAGGAATTGACAGCATTCCCAACGCGGCGGCAGCCCGCATTGCCATGCCGGTAAGGCTGTTCTGCAAGTTGCCGAACACGGTCCCTAGCTGCTCAGTGCGCTGGCGGATTTGCTGGAAGCTACGCGCTAGGTCGGAATCCTCGACTTTTAGCGTTACTAAAAGGTCAGCTAGATTCACGGCTGGCTCCGCTTAGCATGGCAAGCAGTTGGTAAAACTGCGAATCGTCTGCAGCATTGGGCTGTCGCAATCGTCCTAGGGACGGAAATATCTCGCCAGGATTAAGCTTCTTGGCCACCAATGCCTGCAGCAGCAGGAAGAACCTGGCATCCTCCCGTTGGATAGCAAACAATTGTCGTTCCAGCAGCAAATAGTACTGGCGCAGGGTAAGGCGGCCAATTTCCTTGTCTGTTAGTCCTAGGTCGTATCGGCAGGTGGCCCAGAGTTCTCCCCACCACTGACGCCTTTCGGCGGCGGAATAACGACGGGGCCGGCGGGCATCAGTTCCTCCACCGGCCCCAGCGATTCCCCCACTTCAGTAGCTTGCGGAGACGACTCTGCCTGGCCACGCAATACGGCATTCAGGATTTCCGGCAGGTTCTGGATCGTAATGTACCGCCCAACTTGCGTTAGGGTTAGGGGCCAGTGTGGCTCACCCTGCAGATCGTAGGTGTGCACGGCTGCCCACACCAAGGCGCGCAAGTCCGCCATGGACACTTTGCGCAAGACTTCCAATGGGCGAACGGGCTGGCCCGGTGGAGCAGCCTCGATGATGTCGGCAATTACGTCAAGAAAGAATTTGCCGGTCTTTTCCTCGAATGCTGCGAAGGTGTTCATGTCGAACACCAGTTTGCGCGGCTTGTCCAGCTTAATCTGGACAGCTGCACCAGGGTTACTAAGATTCATAGCCTTTTATCAGCTGCCAGTCGAAATAGGCCCAGCAATAGCCAGCGTGATCGCCGCTCCCAAAACGCCGTCAACCGGCGCGCGGATAGCATGGCGAGTCACGTAGGCGTTAAACTGCAGTGTGCCCGAATTACCAGCAAGGACTAGCTGGTAGGGGCGCTTTTCTAGGTCCGACAGCAGCTTCCACAAACCAGTGGTAAAGCTGTGGGTAGCTTCGCTGGGGTCGAAGTTGATTTCAAAGCTGATCTCACCGGGGTCGCCAAGGACGGACAATCGTTCCCGCCACTTTCCCGCCGTGGAGTGCGTTGTGATGTCTACGACCTCGGCAGAGGTCGTAGGCCCATCAATCGAACGCACCTGCGCAATCGTAGAAAACGTAGGCGGCGACGTTGCCGTGCCCAGTTTAATCAGCGTTCCCTTTGCGGCCTGAACTGCCATTGCCGTTTACCTCCTTCTACGGATTAAGGACAAATGCTCCCCCCGAGTAAGAGGGCATGTAATGCAAGACCGAAACCAACTCGGCAAGGAAATGCTCCAGCTGTTCCGGGCTTGCGCGGCCTTCCTTTAAGGCCTGGTACCAATGTTTGGCCTGTGGGATCAGCGGTGCAAGCCGGTAAACCGCTGTACACAGGTCAATCACTAGGGCTACATGTAGCTCATCCACTGGGTACTGGGCCATAATGGCACCAGGTATCGGGTGGAACTCGTAGTTCTGTAGCAACACGCGCGCCGCATAAAGCGCTGGGGCGGAAATTGCGTGCTTACCTAGAACAGGACTGCGTATGTCCATGGCTAGCCCTTAGCGTAGCAAGAACCTCCCCAATAGGACGGTAAGGCCAGCACCGTAAAGCCGAGTTAGGCGTAGCATTTATCACTTCTACACCGGCGTCGCGCAGCGGCTGGACTAAGGTGTCAAAGCACGGGACCATGTAGTTGCTAAACAAGTCACGGTACGTGTCGGCGGAGTAGCCCGTGTAGCCGCCATGCCAATGCGTACGACCATCCGAACTAACACGCATATCGTAGCCGAGCAGTACAATGCGCTTTACGCCGAAGTGGTAGGCCAAGTTGATTGCTTGGTAACCTGAATTGTTTCCAGTACGCAAGCCGCTAGGGTCCGTTTCTAAACCACTGACGCCGGTATTGCGCAAAGCCTTTACGCCATCAATTTGATTCTCCAAGGTTACAATGTAACGGCCCCGGAACAGTTCCTCCACTTCCAGCTTGTGATGCTGCCACCAGTACAAGTCGCAAAAGTACAACACATCGGCCCATGGGGCAAGACGGTAGCTGCGGTTAATCGCAATTGCGCGACCAACGCCGCGCAACGCTTTGCTGTCAAAATCACGCAGGCTAGGACCGCCGGCTAGCAGGAAAGCTGTTTCGCCAGTCCACTCCGGCGGCACGCACCAATACCTTGCCATCTAGCACTACCTCCACAGAACTAACCATTTGTCGGGCCAACTCCGCTATGGCTTGGTCGGTACTTGCTTGGGCAGCAGCGACAGCTTGGATAGCCTTACCCACTAGCGCCCGATAGCGGTGGCAACTGGGGATACGGACTGTAAGCGTCAGACTCATGGCCGCAGCTTAATAATGCGGTAGTTCTGCGTCATGTTGCAGCGCAGCTTCTCGTCATACCACACTAAGGGGGCAGTAGCCAAGGCCTCGATAGCGCCATAGCCATCCAATGGGTCAGGCATCAGTTGCCCGGGCCGCGCTTGGTCAAGCGCATTGTAAATTTCGCGCCACTTGGACTCGCATTCCTGCAGGGCAAACTTACCAGCGCGCACGCGGACTTGGACAGTAGGCAGCTCGTTCTCGTGCCCTAGAGTGTCGGCTGCCATGCCGCCGGTTAAGTACAAAGCCACGGCGCGGTCCTGATCGTCGGGCAGGTAGCCAATAAAGCATGGCCAACCGGTAGCGCCCCCGACAATGCCCATTTGGATTAGGTACTGCCGCAGATCGTCAAGGACCATTATCGCCTACCCAACAGAGTACGCCAAGCAGCTTCAATGGCCTTGGCTACGCGTGGCCCTATCTGTGGGGCAAACTCCAATGCAGGCCGCTCCAAGTATTTTGGCCCGGTACCGGGCGTAGACCAATGGACGCCGGGGTCCATGTTCTCGTGCACGTAGTAGGCATAGTTCACGGGTTGGCCAGTTTTCGACGCCACCCCGCCATAGCCCACCGTTACAGTAATGGTGCCGACATGCTCCTCAGGCAGCGTCACCATCCCTGTGGAGCGCAGCGCCCCAGTGCGCAGCGGACAAACACGCAGGGAGCGCTCCAGGATTGTCTCCCCACAACGGTAGAGTTCGGCTGCAGCAGCTTTGCGGGCTTCTGGGCGCAGGGCCAACAAAGTACGGTGCAGGCGTTCAAGCCCTTGCACCTTTACGCTGATGTTCATCCTGGGCGTCATACTGCACCAAAGAATGCTTTGGTGTAAACTGCACCGCGCTCATCGCTAGGGGATTCAATGCTAAGGATGGGCGGCTGCCTGCCATCGGGTAAGGTAATACGATCGTCCATGCTAAGATCTACCACATTCCCAAAGATCACATAGCCCGCAGCCACTGTACTGTGCCCAACAGCTTCCCCACGTGCTGTACTAACACGAGTGTTGCGGTAGACTACTCGGCAATTGGGGTACACAACGGGGTCCGCATAAATAGGCTTACCGTATTGGTCGCGACCCGTCATGCGCTCCACAGTTACACTGTGGGGCATAAGGTCGCGGAAATCATCCACAAACTTCCGCATGCCAATAGTTGCTTACCCAGCCGCTGCATTCATGCGGCTTTGGCTGGCCATGGAAGCACACTACGCGCGCCCCCGAGGGCGGCTGCTTAAGTGCCTGCAACTTGTAGCTGACTACCCAATGTTGCGGCAGAAAGTCCGGGCGGCAATGCGCATCAACAAACTCTTGGTCGCCATGGAACAATCCCATGTACATCTTGGGGTCTTTGGAAAATTCTTGCCACAGGCGGCGCACCATGTCTGAGTCCGCGTCAAACACCATCACAGCAGTGGCGGCTTCCCTTGGGCGCATAAAATCGCGATGGCATGCAAATGGTGAGTCAAACTCTGCAATCGGGTCCAACCAGTCTACCACAACAACATCCAAGTCCAAGTACAAGATGCGCCCATCCAGTCCATAGAATTCGGGATTGAACAGCGTAAGCTTGTTCCACCATCCTGGCAACCCGCCTTGTAAGGGCAAAGCCACAAGCTTATCCCGCCAATGCTCCGGCCTGTCGGTAAGTACTAGGAATTGGTGCGGCAGGCTCAGCCACTGCGCTACTTGATGGTAAAGATTCCACACATAGGCATCACTGTACTTGGCTCCCCATTGCACACAACAAACCGTTAACATTCGGTACCCTCCAATCCAAACAGATTTAGGCCCACGAATGCATCTGGGCCATACTGGCTCCACCAATATTGTACTTGCTGCTCATGCCACGGTGACTTGCCCGCATCCACGTAGCTCAGCAAGTTATTGTACGGCTCCCACCATGCAGAGGGAACGGGTTCGGTAATTAGACCAGCCTCATCAAGAGCCATGTTA